GCATTAGCGTCATCAGTGGCCTTTACTTGACTAAAATGGTCAAGCATCGCCAGTAATTGAAATGCTTGCCGACACTCCGGCCTTGTTCTTAGGACACAGTCCAACACATCTGACACCATAGTCTCGGTGTCCACATTATAACTGACTAGCAGTTCAGCAATATCATGGACTGTTGAAAAATACATCTGTTCAGTTTCCCACGGCTGCATGTTAGTACCACCTTTCAATATTGAACAATAGCATAAAAGAAATAATTATAAATATAAATCATTAGCATCATTAGCACTATAGAGTAATATTAATAATATTAGCAAGAATCGTGCCAACTATCTGTCATAGTAGCGATCATTATGTGCATCATCAGAAAAAGGATCTTCATCATAAGATTCAATTGTAGTGTCCCCAATATCGTCCATTTCTGTCATGAGTGAGATATTGCCGACACCAATCACTTGATCTGAGACAGTGTTAAGGCAGTGTTTACATAATCCTATGTATTCCCTAGTGTGAATAGACCGCACTGTGGATTCATAGTCTGTCATTACGTCATTACAGGCTCTGCAACGCATTTCTAGCCTCCCTGTGCCGTTGTTATGGCCTTGGGAATACCCTGGCCTATGTCATCCTTTTTCAAAGGCTCTATTGGCTTATTTTCCGATGGAGGCACAAAGCCGAACTTACGCCATGTTTTCATAACGTCAGTCTTAGAATGATCCAAATATGGTCTATCTGGGTTACTTAGTAGCCAAGACATTTATAGTTTCTCCACTATGTGATGAGATGCGATAAAGTGCTTAGGGAATCTGTTCGGTAGATCATCATAGATTTCTAAGTGTTCAATGCCTTTGATGAATAACTCATCCTGCTTTGAGTAGAAAGAATCATAAACATCCTCAAAATCATCCGGCAGATGATCCATGTTTGTCTCTATCTTAATCATAGTTTCCTCTAGTGTAAGCGATTAAAAGACATTTCATTCAATACTTCAGGGAACAATTCATCCAATAAAATCAAATCATCTTCAGACAGTGCCTCACCTGAGTCCTCGTAAAAGGCGCTGCAGAAATAGGCATCGCAGAAGTCAGGATAGTCCCTGCTATCGACACCATCGACTTCGGCATCGACTACTGTCCTGCCGTTAAGCAATAGGGTATTTGTCGTCATAAAGTTCCTCTAGGTTAAGTTTAATTGCTACTGCGATTTGTTGAGAGAGAATAGGATCATTCTCTGCTAGCACTCCGAAAATATAGGCTATCTCAGACTGCGTTAGCTTTTTTAATTCTAACGCTACTGCGCTTGCCGTTATTGCCATTGCATCGTAGTGGTTCATTTTTGGACTTTCTCAGTTTAGTAATCGATAGTTTAGCGGCCCTCATTGTAGCAAAGATTCTGACAGAGCCGTCTGCAGACTGTCGAATGGTTTCGCCACTGCCGTGGTGATAGTGTAGTAAATAGCCTCGGTGTTCAAGTGTCGGCATTATGTCAATTCCTCTGGAATCTCTACCTCATCGCCCAACTTGCTTGCGACATAACAGCGCATTGCGGCGATTAGCGGTGTTGGGCCGTATCCAAAAGCCTCCGCATCGTCCCGTATGGGTGCTGGTGTCCATGCCGCCCATTCGATACGGTTAGAGGCAAACTCACGGCTGATGCTTATTTCTTCGCGTTCAATGATCGGGCCGCCTTTCGCCCAATCAGTGGAATATGGCAAGCCCAACCACATATCCCCCGACCACATATCAGAGACGAGTAGTCCTTCGCACTTTGCCACTGCCCAATTTAAAGCGGCTCCTGATAATTCGTTAGTTTTCATTTTCATAATCTCCGATAGTTAATCAAGGGACCAAGGTTTCATAATCATAGCTACTGCGCCAATTGCAAACAATAGGCCTGCGATCTGAAATGCTTCGTAAGTGCTCATTGTTACTCCTTAACGATTGAATGGCTAAAACAGAACACATAACCATTTTCTGTTCCGCCGTAGCGCATTTCTGACAGATCCCAGTCTAACTTATGCTTGGCGATCAGTGCCTTTACTGCCTGGAAATGCACTAGCTCATGGCTGAATGCGTGGTCATAGGACACGGTTACAGATTGTCCGTTGCTGGTCCATGCTTTGATTCTGCTGCCTTTGGTGTTACTTGGTCCAATGAACTTGGTCTGAATTGCGATCATGTCTAGGTTCCTTTGGTTAGATGATAGAAAGAATGCCAATTATTACATAAAACACTATGACGGCACAGCCTAAAAAATTTACTGTTGATTCCATGATAAAGCCTTTCTATAGAATTGATAAAAATTTGGTCCTTCTACCTATATACACAATAGAATCATGCCAGAAAAACTATAGGGTTATTAAAAGCCTTATGAATCAAAGACTTTTGCATTGCATCATCGATACTAGGGATTTCACCTAGAGACAGCTACAAGCCATTGTGTGTGAAAACAACATTGTTGCGCTGCAATATGGCACACTTTTTGACTATGCACTGACCTGGTGCAATGTTGGACTAAGATGCACTATAGAGGTGCAACACTGCCGCATACACCTGCTGCATTGCACAATATCAAACGCATTCGTCATTATTGAACGATAGTAAGCACTTACTAACCTGGATGCTGCATAGCAACACTGTCTGTGCTAGTGAGTGCTAACTAACATAGGCGGGGGGTGGGGTTGGCTGTGGTGTTATAATGTTGTTGCATCACCATAGCTACAAAAAAGAGCAAAATAGCACTAATGAGAATGATTTTCAATTACAAGAAAGATATAATGTTATCAATAACTTATCTAAATGAGAATGGTTATCATTAACTATGAAGAAATTGGCTATGGAATCTGAGCATTGCGTTAGGCCGCTAACGCCTAGCAAAGAGGCTATGAAGGAGCAAGATAAAAAAGAACTTGACAAAATAGAAAAAATATGCTATAATCACCCCTATATTGCAACATAAGCGAACGCTAGCGTGGGAGGTTATAGATAAAAACCTCCCTCTAAGTTACCCCGTTAGCGTAGGCGATGTACACTATATAGATAGAAGATTTTTAATAAATAATTATCTGCTGATGTGTGCTAGCGTGCTTTAGGCAATATTGACTATATAAGGAAAACAATGGAAATAAAAGACACTGATGTTCTTGTGTCTTCTTCTAGTGTTACCGACTCCGCTGGCTCTGTGACTGCGGTGTCCGTAAAGCCAAAGAATCCGAGAGGTGCTGGCAGGCCAAAGAAGTCAGCTATTGAGGCCAAGAAGAAGAGAGAATTGCGTGGCAGACCCCCTGGTGAAGCAGCAAGGATACGAGAATTTCATGCTCGACTGCTCACCACCAAAGGTGACCACATAATTGAGACAATCATTAAGAAAGCCTTAGATCCTACCGATAAGGACCAGGCTGCGATGTTAAAGATGTGCGCCGATAGGTTATTACCACTGTCTTACTTTGAAAATAACAAGACTGAAGGTAAAGCTGGCATCACCATCAATATCAGTGGCATCGGTGCTACCGTTAGCGCAGAAGAGAATGTAATTGAAGCCGAGGACGTAAACTATAATGAATGATTTAGTATCTTATTATGGAATCAGAGATCCTTTTCCAGGTGAACTAGATTATTTTAAAAAGAATCCTACTGTAAGTGGAATGGCTACAGAAGATAACAAAATTATCTTAAATCCGTTTGCAGCTTTAAAACCTGAAGAATTTCAGTCTGTTGCTGAAAATGAAGCAATAAGATTGTTTTTAAAACAAAAAGGTATTGTGCCTGATTTTACTTTAACTAAAGACCAAACTAAATTCTTTAAAGGCACTGAATACGAAAAAAATACAGAAGAAGCAAAGAAAACATTGTTGGCAAGGATTCTTACTGGAGATCCATCAGCACAAGCAACAACAAAAGAACAAAGAGATTTTGCTGATAAAATAAAAGGAATGATTAGCACCTTATCAGCACCACAATATGAAAACGTATTAAAGCCAAGTTTTTAATGAATCTGGACATTAAGTTACTGCCTTGGCAAACCAGTGTATGGAACGATAAGACCAGATTTAAGGTAGTCGCTGCTGGCCGCCGTACTGGTAAATCTAGATTAGCGGCATGGATGCTCATAGTTGAGGCACTACAGGCTGATCGTGGTAATGTCTGGTATGTTGCTCCTACTCAGGGACAAGCCAGAGACATCATGTGGCAGACGTTATTGGAACTAGGTAACCCAGTAATAGAGTCCAGCCATGTGAACAATATGCAGATCAAGCTGGTCAATGGCGCAATGATTAGTCTTAAAGGCGCTGATAGACCAGAGACTATGCGTGGTGTTTCATTGCGCTTTGTTGTGCTTGATGAATATGCAGACATGAAGCCTGCCGTGTTTGAGCAGATTCTGAGGCCTGCATTGGCAGACTTAAAAGGCAAAGCCTTGTTCATCGGTACTCCGATGGGACGCAACCATTTCTATGAACTGTACGAATACGGAAACCGTGGAGAAGACAAAGATTACAAATCCTGGCACTTTACCAGTTTTGACAACCCCTTACTGGACCCCGCCGAGATTGAAACAGCAAAGAAAAGTATGTCTTCTTTTGCGTTCAGAACCGAGTTCATGGCTTCCTTCGAAGCAGCCTCTGGTGGCATCTTCAAAGAAGAGTGGATAAAGTATGACGATGAAGAGCCGAACGAAGGCCGCTATTTCATCGCAGTAGACCTTGCTGGCTTTGAAAATGTAGCATCAGCTACAACAGCAAAAAAGAAGAGATTAGACCAGTCTGCTATCGCAATTGTTAAAGTTACATCCGAAGGCTGGTATGTAAAAGACATTGAGTACGGCAGATGGGACATCAAAGAGTCGGCACAAAGAATCTTTGATGCTGTAAGAGATTATGAGCCTGTCTGTGTTGGCATCGAAAGAGGCGCACTGAAGAATGCTGTTCTTCCTTATCTTAGCGATTTAATGAGGAAGTACAATACCTACTTCAGAGTTGAAGATCTAACCCACGGTAATAAGAAGAAAACCGATAGGATTACTTGGTCACTGCAGGGTCGCTTAGAACATGGAAAGATTGTGTTCAACAAAGGTGACTGGAATAGCGAAGTTGTAGACGAACTACTGAACTTTCCTAATCCACAAGTCCACGATGACCTTATTGATGCCTTGTCCTACATTGACCAGATCGCCATAGCTGAGTATGTTCAATATTATGATGATGATCCCTTTGAACCAATGGATGCCGTTGCTGGCTACTAAGGAGCAACTATGTACCTAGAAATGTATAACAAAGAAGACTATGTGCCTCTTAATTGGGACACACTAGCATCTAACCCCGATGTCTGGGAAACCATCAAAGAAGAAATTGAAAAGAAGTTCAGTGCAGACTGCATC